GGGAGAGACCTATGACTCCCAGAGACCTCGTATTGAACTTCGTCAACCAGTATGACAAGCCCTTCGATGCAGCTCTGATCGCCAATATGACGGGGTTGGAGATCAAGGAAGTTGAGCCGATCATTACCGAACTGCTAGAGGACAAGACCATCAAATTAGCCAGCAAGCGAGAGCCTATCTATGCCCGCAGCAATCGCTTCAACACCAATGTGGACAGGCAGATGCGCCCCAACTGGCACTTCGATCCCAAGGCAGCTCTGGCCTTGATCAATCTGATCGAACGAAGGAGATTTACTTCGATCAGAAGCATTGCCGAAGTTTTTGGGAGAAGCCGCCAGTGGGTCTTCAAGTATCTGGAGGCCCTGATCTCGGTGGATGCCATCGGTATCAGAAAGGCTGGATACTATGTAACCTGTTATGAGAACATGTATAAGGTCGGCACTGTCATCACCAAAGGCATCATCAAGCAGAAGCGTTTGGAATGTGGTATTAAATACACTCCTAACCGTAAGAAAAAAACCAAATCTAAGAACCACAGGTAAAGAGCGAGGGCATTCTATGACACAGGAACAGCGAGAACGCAAACTACGTCAACAAATACATGGCCTAAGGGTCAAGAAGTTCCACTGGCCGCTGGAAGCGTTCAAATTCATCATGAACGGCCTGGGCTATGGCGATTCGCTCACAAAACTTCCCGAGGGTAAACTGCTCGAAATCAAGTCTTTAATGCTTAAATACCGCAATCATGGCAGACCGCTTGAATACAACTACGATAAGCAGGGCAAGTACATGCACGCACTCATGAAACAAGCTGGCTGGACTGAGCCGCATCTGAGGGCCTTCCTATTCAAACACTATTCAAAAAGCCACTGGAACATACTCAATCAAAAAGAGCGCAGAGCGGTGATCGCTATGCTGCAAAACTATATCAAACGACAAGAAAACGACAATACCACTAACAAGGAGACACCTAATGGACACCCCACAAACCCCCAAGGCTAAAAAGCCTATCCCCACCCGCACCGATGCCAATGGACAGAGCATTCCAGTCTCGATCATCCGTCCCGAAATCCTCAAACAGGATGCTATCGTATCTAAGACTATCAGTCGGGCTATCAAACTGCACAAGCGGATGGTAACCGATAAAGACAAGTTCTTCGAAGACTTGGAGCTATATCTCCAACAGGTAGCGGAGAAGAATGGGCTGGAATGGAAGGGCAATGCCGTACTCAACAGCTTTGATGGCAAATACAGAGTTGAGATCAGATTCAAGGAACGCATTCAGTTCGGTATAGAGCTGCAGCTTGCCAAACAGAAGATTGATGAGTGCCTCAAAGCCTGGTCTGCCGACTCCAATGTCAACCTCAGAGCGATCATCACCGAGGCTTTCCAAGTCGACAAGAAAGGCGAGATCGCCAAGTACCGCATTTTGCGCCTGCGCCGTTACAACATCAAGGATCAAACCTGGAAAGAAGCTATGGAACTGATCGATCAGGCTATTCAGGTGGTGGCGACCAAACAGTATATCAACTTCTATGAACGTGACGAATCGGGGCAATATCGCCAGATCGTCCTTAACTTCCCCGCTCTATAAAAACAGTGGCATCCTAATGTATCTCATTTTGCCCAAAATACAGGAGAATAAATAATGGCATCTAATAATACCAATACCGCAGAGGAGCTGATGAGAATCTTCAAAGATGAACGCAACTACAGAACGGATGAAATAGCCGAAATCCTCAGGGTAGACCGTTCCAGTGTCTACCGCTGGATCAGAGATATCCTCGATCCTCTGCCTGCATTTAGAACCAAGGAAAACGGTCAACTGCGCTGTTCCGGTAAGGACTTAAACGATTACCTGAACAAGCATAAGGTGCGTCCGGAGTATGAGTAACAGCAAAGAGTTCCGCATCAAGCGGGACAACTGCAAAGACAGCTATCTGAACGGTAAGACCGATCCGGTGGAACTTGCCATGATCTTCGGCGTATCCGATATTACCGTCCGCAAATGGATCAAGAGCGGTAAGTGGGATGAGCTGTTCAAGGAAGAGCGCAAGTTAGACCATGAAATCACTATAGCGCGCAAGCGGGCTTTGATCCAAGCGCTCCGCGAATACGCCAAGAATCCTGCCGATACCGCCATACAAAGCTTGGTCAGTATGATGAAGCAGGATCAGAAAGACCGGGAGCCTTCCAAAGAGCTAAATGATTATATCGTGCGCTTTTTGGATCAAGCAACCGACTTCATGATCGAGAAAGGCTATGAGACGCTGCTGAAGCAGTTTCAGGGTATCGTAATGGACTTAGCCGAGTATTTGAGGACAAGAAATGGATAGCCCAAAAAGGTTTTTCCTCACCCTACCTACCCTCCAACCAGCGGAGCCGCTCCCACCGGCTCCGCTGCTCCCTTTAACCATATATCTCCAGCTACATAGATCCCGGACCCTGCCTCCTCCATCCGGTTCCCCGACGCCTTCGCCTCCAGGCGTCGGGGGTGTTTACGGTTATGTCTAAGAAGTTCATCCAACGGCATAACAAGGCCCTGACGGAGATCGCTTCCAAAACGATCTCCGTCTTGCCATTTATAGACGATAACCCCGAAGCCAAGGCAGAACGGGTTAGACGCACCACTGCAGAAGGTTGGGATGCCTTCTCGTTCTTCTGTCACAGCTATTTTCCGCACATCTTCCCGCTACCTTTTTGCCCAGCTCACGAGACCATGTTCGATGAAACTGATAGGGGCTCAGGCATCATCGGCATTACCGGCTTTCGTGGGCTGGGCAAAACGGTTCTCATGGGAGTGGTCTATCCCATCTGGATGATCATCAAAGGTGAACGCTACGTGATCCATACCGCCGCTGACATTGATCTGGCACAGGAGCGCACTGCCTTTACCCTGCATGAACTGCAGAACAACAAGCGGCTCACCCTCGACTACCCAGAACTGCAGCCGATGGACAGCTTTGATCTGGACTTCTATCTCAAGAACAAGGCCAGGATCAGAGCACGCTCTATTAAACAAAGCCACCGGGGAACCATCAATCCCAAGACTGCTAAGCGGCCCGGGCTCATCGTCTGTGACGATATCGATAAAGAAGAGAACATGGGTAATCAGTCCATTGGCAAGAGGCGCATGGAGAAGATTTCTCAAGAACTTGCTGGGGCCTTGGCACCCGAGGGTGGCGGTCGGATCATCTGGCTCGGTAACCTCGTACATCCCAATTACTCCATTTGTCAGTTTCAGGAGCTGATATTAAGCGAAATACGGGCAGATAATCCCGATTTGGATTTGGGATACCAGCCGGTTCTGAAAACGCACCAGAAAGCGATTTTGCGCTTTCCCTTGGAAGATGAGAGGGGTAAGTCTACCTGGGAGGAACAGTACCCCACAAGTTCCCTGCCGGGACTCAGGGCCAAGTTCGGGCATACAGGATATCAGAGAGAGATGTTGGGACAGCCTGTGATCGAAGGCAACATCTTCAAAAACCATTGGTTTACCAAATACCGGAGTTTGCCAGAACCGGCAAAAATGAAGCGGGTTTGGCTATATGCCGATCCTGCCTGGGGAGAGAAAGGATGTTACAAAGCCATTATTTCCATTGGCTATGACGGCAATAGGTTCTATGTGATTCATGTCTGGGTTCGCCAGACCGAGAACACCAAGTTCTTCAGATACTACTACGATGCCTATCAGGAGCTTGACCGCACCTACCGGGTCAAGGCTCGGGCTGCCTGTGAGACCACTTATGGTCAGGCACGTATCCTGGCTGACTTCGACAGGTGGGCGACAGATAACCACCTGCCGCCTATCAGTCACAGAATCAAACGCATCGACAACAAAGAGAACAAGAACCTCCGCATAGAGAGAACCGAGACCATCATCGAGACTGCCAAGGTGCTGTTTCCGGAGGGACAGGATACACCAACCCTAATATCCCAGTTCCTTACTTATCCGGATGGCTATATCGATGGCTGTGATGCTCTGGCTGGATGTCTGGAGCGGTTCTCCGAATACGATATCGGCAGGAACAGAGTGAAGGTTAGGAGGTTCAGCTTCTAATGAACTACTATGATAGGCTGATGTTGGAATATTATCGGGTCCTCAACAATGCTTGGAAATCAGAAATCAAGGATGCGGCAAGGCTGGCAATCCAGATGCTGAGTGATATGCCAAGAGCAGAGAAGCTTAATAAAGACGCCATAGACAGGCTTATGGGCATCATTAACACTCAGTTGGGAGATGACTTCGCAGCTCTGGTCAATGAGCCCGTCAAAGCGATAATAGACCGCTGTGTACGGCTCGGACTGAGAGACGTGCAAGTGCAAGCTCCCACAAAAACCAGCATCGGGCTCTGGGGCATTGAAGATCAGCATCTCTCCTCCACTATCCAGAAGCAGCAGTTGTTCTGGATCGGGAATCACTTTGAAGCCGATGTCCGGCAGAACTTTGCAGATACCCTCACCAAAGCCATAGAGCAGGGTTATACTAAAGAAATGCTTGCTGATACCCTCAAAGACCAGTTCAATGACCTCGCCAACCGCTCATCCCACTACTGGCAGGGACTGGCAGAACATACCGCACTGAGAATACGAGAGTTCGGAAGGTTACAAGGCTACAAGAAAGCCAAAATCAAATACTACAAACTCGTGGTGATCCTTGATGACCGCACCAGTGACATCTGCCGAGCTTTGGCTGCCCAAGATAAGGTCTATCCACTCAACGATGCTCTCGAAGTGATGGATAAGCTCATGGCTCTGGATACCAAATCCAACAGCCTTGATGATGCCAGAGAATACATCAAGGCTCTCGCACCCTGGATCAAAGACGATCAGATCGAATACGACTCAGTGATGAATCCTGTCGGTATCTTTGGGGCACATACCCCGTTTCCGCCGTTTCATTGGAAGTGTAGGACGACGACTGAACTACTAAGGTGATGTATGCGATCGTGCATAGTCACATGATTTGGATTTAAACAGAGCGAAAATATCTCAGCTATCTTATGAATGTTACCTTTTTAGTGCTCAAGTTTCTACCATCTACAATCAGATTAATTAAGTAAATTCCACTTGAGCATCTGGTATTATTGGCATCTCTACCATCCCAGAATGTGATCTGCTCGCCTGATTTTCCAGGATCGAGGCTGATACTTTTCACTTGTTGCCCTTTAATATTGTAAATAGCTATAATGGCACTATGGATTTTATCGATATTCGTTCCGGTATCAAGCGCACTCACTTTGATATTGGTAAAGACGTTGAAGGGGTTGGGGTATGCGGTGATGCTTGTTTCAGTAATGGCTGGAGCCACCGGGTCGTCATTAGCCACAGGTGGAGCACCAAACTCGAAACAACCCATGTCTATACGGCCATCCCAGACACGCTGGTTACCTGCCAGATCATAAGGTGGCAACCCCAGCTCTGATATATCGGGAGTTCCGGAATTGATACAGGGAGATGCGGCAGAAAGGCTGTAATAGAGTGGATTGTGGATATCACCTACACCCTGAAAGAGAGGATTGCCTGTGATATTGGTGTCTGAGTAGTTAATGGTGCTGTCTATCCATGGCCAGATGTCACTATAACCATTTCGGATCAAATTGTTATTGAGGGTCAGGGTGGTGGGAATACCCACGCCATCCATGTGATTGATGGTGATCTCTTTTGATCGGTTATTATAGAATATGCAGTTGGAGATCGTTACGTCTCCGTTGACCATCAGCGCCTCACCATTGCCAGTATGTCCGGAAAAGGTACAGTTGGTGATATGCATCAATGGAAAACCCTTGCCATGAAAGATTACTCCTCGCACATTGCAGTTTATGTTTGCGAACAAACAGTTCCGAATACTATACTGAGGTTGAGAAGATGGATTATACATCCCAGCAAACTGAACAGCGTGGGTATCATCATCTGCCATTGCCAGATTGGTAATAATCGTGTTTTCCAGTAGAAAATTCTCACCCAACAAAACCCATATAAGTGGTTTTGCCCAAGTCTCATAACTTGAAAAAGTTGAAGTAGCATTTCGAAAAACTGAATTCCTGATTACTCCTGTTATGTAGCCATCGCTATACATGAAACCCATTCTTTCTGTAGTAAAGTCCTCAATGATTAGCCCATCCCAAAGACAATTTGTGGCATAAGCAATGTGAATGATAGCAGACTGATCCGGAGTCAAATCATGCATCCGGAGGTTCTTCAGATGCAGTGATTCCTCATTAAAACCCCAGATTGCACAACTG